CATGGAGCTGGCAAAGGATAGCGACTGTGATGTCCGCAGGAATGCGGCAGGGAATCCCAGTACTCCCGCCGATGTGCTCACAGAGCTGGCAAAGGATAGCGACTATATTGTCCGCAGGAATGCGGCAAGAAACCCAAACATGCCCGGTTACGAAGCGGAAGAACTTCAATTTATGGTAAAAGATACCTATGTGTCAGTACAAGGTACTACTCATATCTGGTATAAACACAACTATCCCAATGTTGCTCCATTTTATACATGTGGCTGTTTTTATGGATCACGAGAGCAATTGTTAATGAGAATTTACACTACTGATAATCAAGGTAGAGCGGCTGGGCGAATGAGAATATTGAATGCTCTCGACGAGAAGTTCAAAGAAGTTTTTAACCGATAAAAAATAAAAGCGATGTTTTACGAAATCAAATTGAAAGTAGAAAAAGAGAACGGCAAAGGAGAGATGAAAGAAGTAATCGAACGCTTCATTACCGATGTAGAACTGTTCGCCGAGGCCGAAGCCAAAGGACTTGAACAGTACAACGGAAATTGCGATGTATTCTCTATCACCCGCTCGAATGTCGTCGAGATAGTCAACGAGAAGGAAGAAGACAAGCCTTTCTACAAAGCCACGTTGATAGACATATTCATCGATGACAACGGCAATGAAAAGGAAACGAAGTACTACAACCTCGTTTGCGCCAAAGACATCACCGAAGCCAACCGCCTCATGCAAGAACACATGAGACAAGGCCTTAACGATATGCGGTTGGACGGAATTGTGAAAACAAAAATCATAGACCTGATATAGGAGCATAATGTGAGACATTCCCCGCAAGCCGATCCGGGTACGTGGTCGAGCACCATACGGAGAAAGGAACTGCGGGGAGAAATAAGCCATAAGTGTTTTAGGTGGTATCGGCAGTGTCGGAATTGGTATACGATAAAGTGTAGCTCTTATAGATAGGTTGGCAATGGCACAGCTTGTAGAGGCGTAGCCGTAAAATAAAAATTACCGCTTGACAATTCTCCTCCGAGTTTAGGCATACGAAAGTATCGCACGGTGAGCGCAACCTCACAAATTAAAACTACTAAGTGAAAGTCTTAGAAAAACTCCTATCATGCGGGTTCGAGTCCCGCCTGCCGAACAAAAAGAGAAAGATATGCAATTAAAAGTCTTTACAGCATTCAGCGGATATGACAGCCAGTGCATGGCACTCGACCGGCTCGGAATCGGTTACGATCTGGTCGGCTGGTCGGAAATCGACAAGTACGCCATACAAGCCCATAATGCCGTATATCCTCAATACCGAGACAGGAACTTCGGGGATATATGCCATATAGACTGGGCAAAAGTTCCCGACTTCGACCTGTTCACATATTCTTTCCCCTGCACGGACATTTCAACGGCCGGAAAGCAGGCGGGATTGAAGAAAGGCAGCGGAACACGCAGCAGCCTGTTATGGGAATGCGAGAAAGCGATAGAGACCAAGATGCCGAAATACCTGCTCATGGAAAATGTAAAGTCCCTTACCGGAAGGAAATACAAGTGTTTTTTATCGGCATGGGAACAATACCTTTCCCAATTAGGGTACACGAACCATACGAAGGTTCTGAATGCGAAAGACTACGGCATTCCCCATAACAAGGAAAGAGTATTCATGATTTCGATACGAGACTCGGAATCGTATTATTTCCCGGAACCCTTACCCATTGAAAAGAGATTGAGGGACATTCTCGAATGCGACGTGGACGAAAAGTATTTTTTGAGCGAGAAAATGATAAAAGGTTTCATAAGACACAACATCGCTCACGTAAAAAAAGGAACAGGCTTTTTATGGTTGCCTAAAACAAGTGATGGCACAGCCAATTGTCTGAGAGCTAACGGAGCATTAAGTCCGACCGACAATTCGATAATCGTGGGGGAATATTCGGAACCCGAGATAATACAACGCAGCAGAGGATTCAACAAAGGAGGGACATACACGATATGCCCTGCGATAACAAGCAACTCGTGGCAGGAAAATAACTTTCTGTGTCTGGAAAAGATAAGAAGGCTGACACCGAGAGAATGTTTCCGGTTAATGGGTGTCAGCGAATCGGATATAAACAAGATTCAAAATGCGGGAATAAGCGACAGCCGGCAATATGTGATGGCAGGTAACAGTATCGTCGTAGATGTCCTTTTCCACATATTCCGAAAACTGTTCACGGACAAATCATGCGAATCTATACAAAAGAAACTTTTCTGATAAAAAGACAAAATATAATGGAAGAACAGGCCACATACAACAGAAAACTCAAATACGATGTATTGATAGGGATAGACCCCGACGTGGAGCGTAGCGGCTACTCCGTATTGGACACAAGGAAAATGAAAATGGAGATGAGTGTTTGCCCATTCCCCTTGTTGGTAGAGGGCATAAAAAAACTTCATGAGCACTGCAAGAAAAACGATGAACGAGTGGCGGTATATGTCGAGGCAGGTTGGAAGAACAAATCCAACTGGCATTTGTCACCGAAAGACACACGGGCGAGCGCAGCCAAGAAAGGCGAGCATGTAGGTCGCAACCAAGAGACCGGTCGCAAGATAGTCGAAATGCTGAGTCATTACGGAATACAAGTCATGGAGCAATCCCCGTTGCGCAAGTGCTGGCAAGGGAAAGACGGCAAGATCACCCATGAAGAATTGAAGCGGTTGTGCCAGATGAGCGGGATAGAGTTTAACAGACCCCGCAGCAACCAAGAAGAAAGGGACTCTGCCCTGCTCGCTATCATCTGCTCCGGATTGCCCATTAAATACAAGGTTGTCGAATCTAAAATAAACAAATGATATGACAGCAGAAGAATTTATAAACTCTACCGTTTGCCGGCAACAAATGCGTAAAAAATATTCCGTTTTCCGGCAACATTTTATATTAAAATATTCCATACAACTAAAATAAAAGCTATGAAAACCAACCAACTGATGAAAAGGCGAATGGGTAACATAGATGTGACCCAACGTACCAAAGATGGATTTTTCTGTGCATCCGAATTGTTGAAACAGTGGAACGAAGGCAACAACCATAAGAAAAATGTTAACCACTATCTCGAAAACAGTAAGACAAAAGAGTTTATAAAAGCTCTTATAAATGACGACGATCAAATTCGGAATTCCGAAAAACCTATAAATCAAATACTTATAATCAATAAATCGAGAACTAACAAAGACGGGAGCAAAGAGGCAGGGGCTGTTTGGATGTCACCCTTACTGTTCATCGATTTTGCAATGTGGATTAACCCGTCGTTTAAGGTTAAGGTGTTGAAATTCGTCTATGACGAGATGATAAAGTATCGCAACGAAGCCGGCGATGCCTACAACAAACTAGGCTCGGCCGTTTCAAAGATCGTTCGGAAAGACTTCATGCCCCAAGCCATGCAGAAAGTAGGAGAAGCGTTGAACTGGATTGTGTTCAACGAGCATGAAAGGAATATCCGCAACCAATACGGCGAAGAAAAGAAACAGCGGGAATTGTACGAGCTGGAAAGAAAAGTCGCCGACCTTATCAACGAGGGCTTTATCAAGAGCTACGACCAAATGATAACCTATCTGAAAAACGTTTACCGGCACAAGTACCTGCCGGCTGTATTCTCATAACCCAGAATTGTTAAAACAAGAATAGCCATGATTATAGCCAAGCAAGTTATATCCTCCATTATCGAGGAAAAGAAAAAGAATAACAAGGAGCCCTCCATAGCGAGCTTTACCGAAATACAGTCGGTGGTTATCCGGTCACTCAAATCCGAGATAAACGAGTTATGTAAAACCGGTGAGATTGACAAGCACAAGACCCTGAACGGGTGGGCATTCACTATCAAAGAAAAGAGAAATGATTGAATTAATGTATTATGGCACGTATTAGAACCATAAAGCCCAAGTTTTGGGACGATGCAAAAATAGGGAAGATTAGCCGAGACGCTCGTCTCCTATACGTAGGTATGTGGACGTTCTGCGACGATGCCGGAACTATAATAGCCGATCCGATTTGGCTCAAATCGAAAATATTCCCATACGACCAAATTCAACTTCAACAATTCAACAAGTTCTGTAAAGAGCTTCTGATAAATGGATTTATTAGTCTGTTCTCTTATAAGGAAGAGGAATTCTACTATCTGCCAAATTTCAGTCGTCATCAAGTAATAAACAGGCCGAATTTTGAAGAATTGAATGTGCCGAAGGAGTTTATTTACAATGAGTTGCAAAAATTCACTGAAAAATCAGTGAATAATCACGGAACAATCAGTGCAGGAATAGGAGAGGATAAGGAAAAGGATAATAAAAAAGAAATACTCTCTAACGAGAGTATAAAGAAAAAAGCGGCGTCCGCCGCCACGCACGAAAGGAAAGAAGCCTTTTATCATTCCCTTATCCCTTATGCCGACAAGTACGGGAAAGAAATGCTTCGGGCATTTTTCGACTATTGGTCGGAGATGAACGCCTCCCAAACGAAAATGAGATTTGAGAAACAGCCCACATGGGAGCTCTCCAAGCGGCTCGCCACATGGGCAAACAACGAGAAAAAGTATGAAAAAAATAGAAGAGCTGCTACCGGAAAGACCAAACAGGAGCGAGTTGAAGAGTTTGCAAAAGCCATCGCCACAAAGCTGGCAACGGGAGATACTGGCAACCTACAAGACTGGGGAGAATCTGCTCTGCCTTTTTAGCCCCGACAATCAAGGACGCTATTGCCAGAGCCTCGAACGATGCTTTATCGGCAAAGCTCCGAGCATAGCCCGTGTGTCGAGGACGTTCGGCAGTCACATCGCCGAGTCGTGGCTGGAAATACAGCTTCTCGACCTCGCCGAATTTTCGGGAGTACGCAAGGACGGAATGACGGAAAAGGAATACGAGGAGATAGCCCGTATCATCATCTCCGGCTATGGTGATTTCAAGCTCACCGAGTTCATGGTATTCTTCCAGCGGTTCAAACAAGGTCTTTACGGGACGTTCTACGGAGTTTTCGACCCTATGGTGATAACAAGGTCTCTTCGAGAGTTCAGAGCCGACAGAGAGAAGCTATTGCGGTTCTATGAGGACAAGAAAAGGCAGGAGGAAAAGGAAAGGGAATGGGAACGAATCAGAACCACCAGCCTCACTTTCGAGGAATGGGAAGAGCTCAAATGGCTGTTTAACATGGGATATGAACAAAAAGACTTAAATACATAAAAACTTGGATTAATACAAAGAAATCGATTATGGCAAGATTGAATATTGAAAGACAAAAACAATTGGAACCTATAAGGATTGAATATGCTGTTGAGCGTATAAAGCTACTCGGTTATGATATATTCTACAAAGACGATACATCTATAAAATTTATGTATAAAGGTCACATTGTTACATTTTTCCCATACAGTGGTTGGGCTACGGGTAAGACTATTCGAGACTGCCGTGGACTTTCCAAATTATTAAAACAAATAAAATAGATACACTATGCCGATAAGCGAAGTACACAATATGGATTGCATGGAATACATGAAGGATATACCCGATAAATTCTTCGATTTAGCTATCGTCGATCCGCCCTATGGATTGGGCAAGAAAAGTACACGAGGATGCGGTAAGTTGAAGAGAATTAGTCTCAACAAGTTCGGTATCGATTGGGATAAAGCACCGGAGCCGGAATATTTTGAAGAATTGTTCAGAGTATCTCGCAATCAGATAATCTGGGGAGGAAATTACTTTGACCTTCCTCCATGCAGATGTTTCGTTTGTTGGGACAAATCACAACCGTGGGAGAACTTTTCTCAATGTGAGTTCGCTTGGACTTCATTTGATAAACCGGCCAAATTATTTTCTCTGAATAGCGGATTCGGAAGCGGTGATAAGGAACGGATACACCCGACGCAAAAACCGATAAAACTCTACGCTTATTTATTGGAAAAATTGGCTAAAAAAGGAGATAAAATACTTGATACCCATTTGGGAAGCGGAAGCAGTCGTATAGCAGCGTATAAACTGGGTTATGACTTTTATGCTACCGAAATATCCCCAGAATATTATTGCCGGCAAGAAGAACGATTCAGACAAGAATGTCTCGGTGAATATAAGACTCCTATTGGTACTATCATACAACAGAACATTTTCAACATATAAGTTATGAAAAAAGAATCACCAACAGAACCCCTAGAAGACATCGTATCGGAGATACTGTCTCATAAGCCAACGATCGGGTTACACGACCTGTTAATCATTTTCGACAGCCATAAGAAAGTATGGCACTGTTATTTCGAAAATGTTTCCGGCGTAGGCATGGATAGAGATTTGAGAAAGGCATTATTAGAGTTAATGGAAATAAGAGTAAAAAGTACACGGATATGGGAGAAATCGAACTTATGAAAGGAGGAGAGCAATGAACGAAAAAACAATTGAAAAGAGTTTCGATGAGTACATGAAAAAGAATTATACAGAAAATTATCTGTCTAATTACAAAAGAGAAGTCATCGACAACCAACATTGCGATTTCGCAAACGGCGTGGAATACTATCTGAAAAACACATGGCACGATAAGAGCGAAATTCCGGAATATGGGAAAGAATGTCTTGTGTTTTTGAACGATTCGATGAGAGAAGGTTGGCATATCGGGAGAATAGAAAAACAGGGGAAGAATGTAGGTAAATGGAATATTTACGGATATTTTACACCGGCATCACATAACAATATTCTCTATTGGGCATACATAGAAGATTTATTAACCAATAAATAGGAGGAATAAGAGATGTTTATTTTAAAATGGATAAAAGCAAAGAAAAACGGTATACCATTATATATTAAAGACAAATGGTATAATTATAGGGCGATGATGACAGAAAGTGAAGCGAAAACAACAGATCATATACAGATATACGATGACAATGGAAAATATATCGTCCCCAAAAGAGGAGTTACTGTTAATGTTTTTTTCTCAAAAAAGAAAGTTATAGCTACTTATGTAATAATAGGGATTCATGAAGAATCGCGGAATAAGGATTGGTTATATGCTTACGATTGGGTAAATGTAGATTTATTTTTCGTTGGAAATATAAAAAAGATATGAGAAAGGAGGAATAGAGGTTGAAAGACTTAAAAAGAAAAGAATATGACAGTACAAGAATTGATTGACGAACTTGAAAAAGTGGAAGATAAGTCAAAACTTATTAAAGTAGCTTCGCTTTATGAGACTAATGATATAAATCGTACAGTTAATAGCGATTATGTATTTATAATTTGGATTTAATTAATGGCGATTGAAATATGAAGAAAATAATGTTCAATGATAAAAACGGACTCACACAAGCCGTACTTGAAGGTATAAAAACTCAGACAAGGCGGATAATGAATCCACAACCGGAGGACTGTTCTACGGTACATCGTTGGTATAAATCAGCATATTGGAAGGACAAACCCATGAGTTTGGTTGTCAACGAAGATGGTAGTGTTTATTGTGAGTTCTGTGGTTATGGAGCAAAGCTGGAAGGTGGTAGCATATTCCGACTCCCGTATAAAGTAGGTGAAATCGTAGCCGTCGCTCAAAGCTACAATTCCTTTTACAATGATGAGTGCAATCCTAATTTATTCCCAAACGGTGCAGGCTGGACAAATAAAATGTATGTGAAGCCAGAGCTAATGCCCCACAGAGTCAGGATAACAGCCGTAAGAGTGGAGAGGTTGCGGGATATATCTGATGTTGATTGTATGGCAGAGGGGATTAATTACTATGAGCAAGAGGGTTTTTCTTGGTGTTCAACGGGAAAATTATTTGATACACCTCGTGAAGCCTATGCTGCACTAATTGATAAAGTAAGCGGTAAAGGCACATGGGAGAGAAACCCCTATGTATTTGTGTATGATTTTGAATTGGTAAAGTGAAATTATGGAAGTAGATAAAATAAAGGCATTTGATTATATGCTCCACCTTTTTGAGGAGTGGCGGGATAATCATGAAACGATTAAGGGCAAGCCGTTTCCTAAACTTACAGCCATGAAACTGCTGTTTTTGGCTGCTGCTCCTAAGAAAGATAGAGGCGATGACCTTTTGGATATATTCGATAATTTCTATGCTGTGCCATATGGCCCGGTGGAGAGTGATGTATATAATGCAATGTGCGAAGATAAACTTCCTTCGTTTTCGGTTAAATATCGTAGTATTGAACCAAGAGAAGGTGCGGAACCATATAACGCAAAAAGATATAATGACAAATTTTATCACAGAGTAAGAAATGCGGTAAATGACCTGAGAGAGAAAAATGAAAAATTGGTATTACTAAATGCTTTTGAACTAGTAGAGATTACTCATAGATGGTCTAGTTGGGATCGGGCGATGGATTTTGCTGAATTTATGGGGCAAATGAGTGCCAAGATGTCTATTGATTCTATTAGGGATTCAAGCAAGATATTCGATTTAAAATGAAATATAATCATGGAAGGAAAAGAAGTAGGAGTAGAGATGAAAGGGAATGCCTGTACATTCCCATAGAAAGCGAAATCACGCACTTTTCTTATCGCTCACCAAGAACGGCAGAAAATGCGGATTTTCCCACTTTCATTTTGAACTTGATCTTTCACATTAACACCTCCTTTCCGTTCTGCCTGCCGACCTGTATCGACAAGCTATAAGTTGCACCCTGTCAAGTGCAACTAAAAAAAGCCCAAAGTTACAGGACATTGGGCTTAATGTCTTTCTCACACGAGAATGGACAAGATGATGGCGAATGACAGTCCGCCGGATCGGAGGTGTTAATGTTCCGAATCAAGTTCGATGCAAATATACTTCGATATTTAGTTATCAAATATCAAATTAACTCTTTTAATAGTTTAGTTAACATTGTTATATTATGAGTAAAAAGAAAATCTACATCTCCCTACCTATTACCGGCAGGGACTTCGATGAAGTGGAAAGTGAAATACTATACGTTTCGGGAGTCCTCGAAATGAAAGGATACCGTGTCGTCACACCGATAGACTTCGACGTGAACCCCGATTTGGACAAACCCTATCATGAACTTCTGGGAAACGATATAAAGGCTCTTATGGAATGCGATGCGATATGCCTTTGCCCCGGTTGGGAAAAATCCAAAGGCTGCCAGTTAGAACATTTTGCGGCCAAACTATGGGATAAAGAGATAATTGAATTTGAACGATTAAAATACAGTAAGATATGGAAAGAAAAGTAGGAGAAATATTTGAGTACAACGGAGAATGGTATCAGTGTATTCATACAAAATCTCTTGGATGTGAGAATTGTGATTTAGCTACCAAGAGTGATATTCATTGTAGTGATGTATTTGAGATAAGAGGAGAATGTTTATCATGTTATAGAAAAGATGGTAAATCTGTAATCTTCAAGAAACTTGAAAAGGTCGGAGATCCTATTAGGATAGAGAATAATCATACCAGAAAATAAAGGTCCCTGGTGCTCTTTGTAATAATTGTGCTTTTTGTGATAATTTTTCAGAAGGCTCTGAGAAGGGGCGACTTCGCTCTGAAATAAAGCAAGAATTTACTTGCTAATCAGATTGATTTTTAGTATATTTATATAAGTTTTAGGTTATTGTTTTAGGATATGAGCAAAGGTAAATTTAACGATGTCAAAGATGACATCATCTCCTATATAAGGGAGGGGGATTCTAATATCTTAGCCTGTAAAAAGGTTGGTATTAGCAAAGAAACATTTTATACTTGGATAAATGACAAACCTGACTTTTCTGACTCTTTAAAAAAGGCGAGAAAAGAGTTTCGTGAAACTATCGTTCAAACGTTGGAGCAATCACTTTGGAAGCGTGCTGCCGGTTATGAGATTGAAGAGTCTAAAAATGAATATAGAACTTTAAAGGACGGGGGGGAAGTGCTTGTAAAGTCAAGCAAAATAACGAAGCACTTCCCTCCGGATACTGGTGCACTTATATTTGCTTTGACGAACTTAGACCCTGAAAATTGGAAAAACAGACAGGATAACAGGCTTTCTGTCGATGATGGCATAAGCGGATTTAAAATATCTGTTGTACATAAAGAAGGTACACCACCGATAGCCAACAGTGAAGATGACATCGCCGACTGACATATTCGCAACCTTGCCTTTATTTGACAGCATGATGAATAGTAACGAGCGTATAATAATTAATCAGGGTGGAACGTCTTCTGGCAAAACCTATACGATATTGCAGTTGCTAGTATATTATGCTCTCTCGTTTGTCAATAAAGTTATAACGGTTGTCGGACAAGATATACCTAACTTGAAGAAGGGAGCATATCGAGATGTCAAGACGATAATAGGTAATAGCGATTTTTGCTCTGATAAGTTCTCGTTCAACGAGAGCGACAGAGTTGTAAAGTGCGTTACCGGTTCCATAATAGAATTTGCTTCGTTTCAGAATGAGCAGGATGCCAAGAGTGGAAAGCGAGATTATTTGTTTGTCAATGAAGCTAACGGTATACCTTATCCTGTATATTGGCAGCTTGCCATTCGTACAAGAAAGCAGATATTTATCGATTATAACCCGACAGCTCGTTTCTGGGTACATGATAAGATAATAGGGAAGCCAGAAGCAAAGCTATTCATTACTGATCATCGCCACAATACTTTTCTCTCCGAAGAGGAGCATGATAAGATAGAAGGGATTGAAGATAAGGAGCTTCACCGTGTATATGCGAGGGGAAAGACTGGAAGACTCCGAGGTATGGTTTATGACAATTACGATATTGTCGATTCTATGCCTGATAATTACAAGGGTAGATGGTTGGGACTTGACTTTGGATATAACGATCCAACGGCATTGGTTGATGTTCGTTTATCTGGTGGCGATTTATGGATTGATGAGGTTCTATTTGAAGGAAAGGTAACCAATCCCGATATTTCGAGAGTTGTTCGACAGAATGGAATGGCATCCATTACCATTATCGCCGATAGTGCAGAACCTAAGAGCATAGAGGAATTGAAGAGGTTCGGGCTTAGGATAGAGGGAGCGAAGAAAGGGAATGATAGTATAAGACTAGGTATTTCGGTATTGAAAAGATATAAGTGGCATGTGACGAGGCGAAGTACGAATATAAGGAAAGAGCTGGCAAATTATAAGTGGAAAGAAGGAGATGATGGAGAACCTACAAATGAGCCTATCGAATTATTCAATCACTCGCTAGATGCTATCCGCTATGTAGCTCTCAATAGATTGTTTACACCGCCACAACATAAGAAGATATTTAAACTCGGAAATATATGAAAAGAGAAAAAAGAAAAACATGTACGACGGCTCATTTTTTAGCCATCATGGAATGTTTAACCGAAGAATCGGTAGAAAGTGTAAAAGGAGCTAAAAGAGTTTCTACATTCAAAGGAAAACCATTAAAAACAGACATAAACGGTATTATGTACGGTGAATTGTTGCAGTTAATGGAAATAAAGACGACCTCGGAAGAATTTATAAAGCCAATGCAGATTGTTGAGGAACTTACCGAGGAGGAAGTTTTGAAAGCTGATATATCTGTCACGGCTGGATATAGAAATTGGATTATAGATGAGGTTAAGAGGGTTTCCAAAATGTTTGAGGCGCTCGGTGAAACAATGAGTTATTCATCGGAAGAGATAGCCGCAGGAGTAACATCGTTGAATTTTGGCACATTCGGTATTGTCGATTCTTATGCAAAACGTATGGGAATAATAGATCATGATTATGTTCTTCAATGTGTGCCGTGGGTAGTTATCTATCAATGTATGAAGATGGATAACGAAGTAGTAGCTTATCAAAGGAGGTTGAAAAAGTTAATTTACAAGAAAAAATGATGGAGGATAAGATAAGGGAGATCGTAGAGGCTATGGGCTTCTCTTTCTCAATAGGAGATATATATCATTTGAACCAGTGGCTTCAACAGCCGGAACAACTTCCTGCCGTATTGTATGTAATGCCTATCAATGGAGGAGGAGAAATAACAGTTTCGGGAATGTTGAAGAAGAATATAGAGCCTTTGTTATTCTTTCTCGACCATGAGGGAATAGATCCGGAAGGAGAAGATACGAATACTATTATAGAGCGAATGCGTTCTGCCGTTGAGGAATTCGTTGTTCGGGTAAACGACACCCGATATTTTGAACCAATAACCGCATGGAGTTGCCATGATGTAATCAGGGATATGGCGATACAGTGTTCAGGAGTATCAGTTTCTTTGAATCTTAAAGAATCGACAGGAAAATGCGTATAAGGGAAATTCTACAAGAAGAATTGGAGTGGCTCAAAGGCAAGATTGTAGAACAGCTGAGAGCTACCGGAACAACGGTAACGGGACAGACGGCCGATAGTATCGAGGTATATATAGAAGGCAATGAAAAGGAAATCGAAGCCTATTTACTAGGGCGACCTGCATTTTCCACGGTTGAGAAAGGTAGGGCTGCGGGGGGTGTTCCATCTAATATGGTAGATATTATCAGGCAATGGATTATTGACAAAGGAATATCGGTAAGGCAAGTTCCATACATTCGCCAACCGTCTGAGAACTGGCAACAGAAATATACGGTCGAGGAAAGAAGCCTGAATATGGCAGCGGGAGCTATAAGCCATACGATAGCCACAAAGGGTACGAAGCTATATAGGGAAGGAGGACGAGCAGACATTTACACTCCCTTTATAGATGAGTTTCTTAGACGGGTAGAAGATAAGATTTATTTAGAGTATAAACTTGAAATATTAGAAAGATTATGATTCTTAATGGTAGTAATGAATTTACGCAGATTGAACTGAATGATATTGGCTATGTATTTTCTCCGAACATAGTTCAAATTGGTGCGCCAATGACTGAAATTAATAAAGTTGAAATATCTATTGCAGATAAAGAGGGGAAATCATATAGGGAGACATGGGTGTTCAACGAGGTTACAGGGGCTAAAAGAGACATAAGTTATATTTTACGTGAATTTATTGATTTAGAAAGATTAAATCCATTTTCAGACGGAAAATCAGAAACATGTGTTAATACGTTGAGTTTATCATTTAATGTAATTACAAATGATGGTACAGATGTATATAGTATAGATAATTATACGATTATATTTGGTGCGATGAGACCTTATGATTCTATATTTGATAGAGGTCGTAGTATAAAGGTAAAGAGTTTCGTTAATTTCCCTTTTTCTTTGGACTTTCCTTTAATGATAGGAGGAGCAGTTAAATATTCTAATGAATCAGATATTAGATACAGACATCGAGAACCTGGGAAAGCATTGATTAGTCTTAATTCATCGGGTGTGTATTATGGCAATTATACAGTTTCAATGCTTAAATCATTTAATACTAATACATATAATAATTATCCATTCGTTTTATTAAATCAATCGTCAAATGTTAAGTATGAGGTAGATATAGATACTTGTATAAGTGGGATATATCTTATGTGGCTTAATCATTGGGGAGGCAAGAGCTATTTCCTTTTTAAGAAAAAAGGAGATATGCTTAAAGTTGATGGAGAAGAATATAATAAAAAAAATATTTACGATTTACGATTGAACGATACAGTGAATCAATGGAATAAAACTGCGAAACGGGTATTAACCCTCGCTCTCCCATTGGCTGAAAAAAATATATATGATTATGTTGAAGAAGTGTTATATTCCCCGATGGTCTACATGTTTGATATAAAAGCAAATGCGTTTATCAGAGTAAATGTACAGACTGGGGATTTTGAGCGGACGAGTGCTGAACTTCAAGATTTTGTTTTCAAGATTGAATTACCCGAAGAGTTAACAATAAAGATATGAAAGAGGAACTATATATCAAGGGTGAAAGTGTCGATTTGGGCGACAGTGAGATAACACTCAATTTCAAGAGCAATTTGTTGGGGGACATTTCCAAGATAACAGCCTCGAACAGTTATACGATAAAGTTACCGAGGACGAATAAGAATATACGGCTGTTGGATTTTCCCGATGTTGCCGGTCATGAGAGCTACATGATGAGGGACTATTTCAATGCGGAGTATTACAGGAATGGGGTAAAGCTATTTGACGCAAAAGCCGTTCTTATATCGTGTAGCGAAGATGGGTTTGATGTGGCCTTAACTTGGGGAATGAGTGAGAAATTTATTCAGCTCATGAACGATGATAAGAGCATACAGGAGTTTGCCGATATGGCTTTGCCGTGGAACAGCTCTACGACATACGACAACGGACTGGTTAACGGTCAGCTGTCACACGGTTATATCCGTCATAATGCGGGTATAGATGTTGATTCCAACCGAGACAAGATATTTATACACCCGTCGGTCAATTGCATGAGGCTGTTGGAAGAAATAGCCTCATATTACGGTCTTACAATGGATTGGGGAAGCTATAAACAATATATAGAACTGTTGTACTTGCCCCTCATCTCACAGAAAGCAAGCTCGAAGTATAATTTTTTTGAAGCGAATATTACAGGTACACTTGATAGTGATATTAAGTATGTAAAATTTACCCAAATAAATAGAGTTGATGGTATAAATATTTCTAATACAGAAACATACGGAGATGTTGTTAGAATATATGAAACATCTCTTGACTGGGAATTAGACATCCTTATTTATACAAATAAACATAATACTCTTAATGTGGTAGAATTAGCCTTTTATTCAAATGCACAATATATTAAGAGTTTACAAATTAGCTCAAATGATATTGGATTGTGTGCTTATAAAGGAGTTATACCTTTTGATATTACAGAATATAGTAATATAACAATTAGAATACGTATAAACAATGGGGCGTTATTAGGTATTATAAAAAGTTATATAAAAATTTTTAGCGAAGATGTTCAGTCTGTATCTTATAACCAATATTACCCGATCGGCTCGAACCTGCCGGATATATCGGTTGTCGATTTCATAAAGCAAATATGCTGGCTGTTCGGCTTGTTCGCCATAAAAAGCGATACCGGTGTCTCTTTCATATCCGTAAACAAGATAATAGATAATAGATACAAGGCGGTCGATTGGAGCAAGAAATTAGTCCCGACAGGGTGGACGGCCAAAGAGACCTCGTACACGTTTGGGGACTTTGCACAGAAGAACTATTTCCGTTACGAGGAGAACGAGAACGCCAAGAGTGCAGACGGCTATATGGTTGTGCAAAATAAGACTCTCGACTATGAAAAAGACTTAGTGAAACTTCCTTATACTGCCGGGGGTGACAATGGGGACATGAGAGCTGTTCCATATTTCAAATGGAGCGAAGACGGTACAACAGTAGAGCTTGAAGATTGCGGAGACAGGATTATGCAGCTTGTAATCTCTTTTGATAGTCAAGGCAAGGAGGATGCCCGTTTGGACTTTTCAGACCTTAAATTTCAAAACCGGGTATCACGTTTCGGTCTATCTTCTTATCAAGATCTCATAAAGTCGCCGTTTGTGATTAAGGACACATTCAGGCTTACTGAGATAGATTTGAAAAACCTCGATTACACGATACCTGTATATATAGAGCGATATGCTGCATTTTTCGCTATTATATCTATAAAGTCGCAAGGTGATTATTCAGAGTGTGAACTACTTAAATTATTATGAATACTATAAATGTTTTAGGTTATGGCAGAGAAAGAGATTATCCTCAATGTTAAAGTACAAACAAATACAGAGGCAGCGATTAAACAAATAATGGAGCTGAATACCCAAATAGAAAGGGAAAAGAATTTGCAAAAAGAGTACAACCAATGGTTAAAGGAAGGGACTGTTTCTTGGGAAGAATATAATCGGGAAATGGAGCTTTCAAAACAGCATGTTACCGAATATTCTACAAAGATACGAGCTCTTAGGAAAGAGATTCAAAATAATATTAAAGTTGAATCGGATTTAAGAGGTTCACTTGTTCAACTGCGTGCGTCTTTATCCAATCTGACTGCCGAATATGACAATCTAAGTAAGGCGGAACGGGATTCGGCGAAAGGGAAAGAATTACAAGACAAGATTAATGCTGTTACAAAAGAGCTTAAAGGAGCAGAAGAGGCAACCGGTCGATTCAACCGGAATGTAGGTAACTATGAAAATGCAATCAAAAGCGTATTTGGGAACAATCAGCTTGTTGCAGGAATTCAGGCTGTAAGGAATGGTATTATAGGGATAAGCAAGGCTTTTGATCTTCTTAAATCTCACCCGGTAATTGCTGTTATAAGTGTCATTACGGCATTATTCTTGAAACTGGCAAATTCAGCAAAGAACAACGAAGAACAATATGTTAAGTTGCAGCAGGTATTGGCTCCGTTGAAAATGGCAATGGACGGAATAACAAGGGTTGTGGAATCTATTGTAGATGTTTTTCTTTCTGCCGCACAAGCTGTTACTGGTTTGGTGGGTGCTTTTTTGGATTTTATTGGAGTAGGAGATAGCATAAATCAAAATTCAAAGGATTATATAGAACTTGAAAAGCAGAAATTAGATTTAGCCAATAAAGAAAGGAGCGACCTTGTAGAGAATGCGAAATTAAGTATGGAAGCCTCTGATTTGAGAGCGAAATCTGCTCAGAGGGATAAATATTCAGCAGAAGAACGCATACAATTCTTGAATAAAGCCATAGATAAGGAAAAAGCTATGGCAGATAATGAGTTGGAACAAGCGAAACAGAGATTAGAAATAGCTAAAAAAGAAGCTGAGCGAACAAAAAATAGTAAAGAAGTGAATGATGAATTGGCACAAGCAGAAGCTAATTTGTACAATGTTCAAAAAGAATATAATACAAAAACAAGGGAGTTATATTCACAACGTTCAGAGGCTCAAACTAAATTAAATCAAGAGGAGGAACAACGGTTACAATTAGTGCAAGAGCGTTCGGATAAAGAGCTTGCAGCTATGCGTGCTCTCCGTGATTCTGAAAACGCACTGATTGCCGATAGTGTGGAGAAACAGAGAGCAGCCATAAATTCAAGTTATGATGATCAGATAGCAGATTTAAGGAAGCGAATGGAAACAGAAGAAAATCTGACAGATCAAGCCAGAGCGGCAATGAGTGCCACGATTGAGAACTTGGAGAAGAAGCGCACAGCAGAACTGGCTGAATTGAATGAGGAATCGATTCGGGAAAAGTTAGAGCAAGAAGCTGCTTATATTGAGCAGAGGCTTCAATTGGCAACAGAGGGTACAATTCAGGAATATAGTTTGAAAGCTGAACAGCTCAAAAAGGAAAAGGAGATAGAACTATCCAATACAAAACTGACTGCCGAGCAGAAACAACTGATTGAGGACAGTTATCAAAAGAAGCTCGACGAAATGACATCTGAGTATGAGCGGAAAAAGCAAGAGAAAGCTATGGAAGCATTGGAACTCGAATTGTCCAACAGGTTAGCAGCCGCCAAAATAGCCGGAGAAGATGAGTTGCAAGTCGAGCTTGAAAATGCCAAGAAACGGCTTGATTCCTTACAGCAGTTAGAGGGAGAAAGCGATGCCGAGTTCAAAGCCCGACAACTCGAAGCCCAGCAGGAATATTTGGATGCCAAAGAGGAACTTGCCCAGAGGGAAATAGAAATAGAACAAGCGAAGTTCGAAGCGGCATCTCAAATTACAGGAGCTCTATCGGGATTATTCGATCAGCTTGGAGAGGACAACAAGGCATTTATGATTTTATCGAAAACATTAGCATTGGCGGAAGTGGCTATTAACACAGGAAAAGCAATATCTTCGGCTGTTGCGGAGGCTGCCAAAGGTCCATTTGGTATTGCAAAAGCAGTTTCTTTAATCGCGACGATAATCTCCAATATGACAACTGCGATAGGAATTATAAACTCGGCCAAGTTTGCCGATGGTGGTCTTGTAGAAGGTCCCGGAACGGGAACGAGCGACAGCATACCCGCTATGTTGTCTAACGGTGAGAGCGTGATGACAGCAAGAGCTACCTCCATGTTCGCTCCGCTACTGTCTGCTATTAATGTAGCCGGAGGAGGCGTGCCCATACAAGTTCGGGAAAAAAGCAGTCAAGCTCTCGGCGAGGAGATGATTGCACGAGCCATTGCACGAGGCATGCAAGATGTCCACCCGATTGTTTCCGTTACGGAGATTAACAAGGTGGGTTCACAAGTTAAAGTGGTAGAGAATTTAGGTTCCATTTAATTGTTTAATTCATGAAAGTACACGAATGTATAGAAATAAGCCGTCCCATATTGGAGGCGATGAGGCGCGCCGGAGTCAATCTGGACGATGTTAAGTACCTTGAAATGTACAAGCGTTTCCTAACGATGAAGGGAGAAGGGTTAAAAGTGTCTTATATCGCCGAGAAATTGAGCGATGAGTACCAGATAAGGCCTAGGAAATTCTATTACATCTTGAAAAAGTTCGATTCCGTTGTTTAATTATATGTGTTGTGTTTCGAGTGGCGTGTGTCCGTGAGGATATGCGCCATTTTTTTTTGCTGCAAAATCCGTGCAGTTGAATCCATTCTTATCATTCTGTTTGATAGGTTATTCATTCGTAAATTTGGAATAAACCAATGATTGGATAATGGTATTAAAAATATATTCTCAAATAGCGAACGAGTCGGAAAAAGCATTATTGCAGTTTTTCGGGGACAATGCAGTTTCTTTCATCGATGTAGACGATTTTGTAAGCCAGATACCGGAAGATGACGATTCGATAGAGGTGCGCATTCATTGTCCGGGCGGCGATGTCGCCGAGGGCTGGGCTATCGTTGACAAATTGAGGGCGACCGGCAAAAAAATAATAACGGTGGTTGACGGAGTGTGCGCCTCTATGGCGACGATAGTCCTGCTCGCAGGTTCGGTACGTAAAGGATATAAGAACCAGAGGCTTCTGATTCACAATACCCGCTTCTGTGATTTTTATATAGAGAATGCCACGGCGGAAGAACTGGAAGCCAAAGCTAATGATTTGAGGTCGGAGGATAATAAGATTCTTGACTTCTATGTAGAGCGCACGGGGGCTGATAGGGAAGTTCTCTCCACTCTGATGAAAGAGGAACGCTATATAAGCATGCAGGAAGCTAAGGATTTGGGATTCATAACGGAAATAATCGAGCCGATTTCGGCTATTTCCAATACAAACAAAAATAAAAAAAACATGAGTAAAAAGAATCTGAAAGATGCGCTGAATGTGTTGGCGCAAGCACTCGGTTTGTCAGGTGCAAAAGACATCGAGCTACAAACTGAGGACGGGCAAGTATTGACAGTAGAGCGAGAAGAAGGAGACCCGGAGGTAGGTGATGCCGCCAGCCCTGACGGGGAATGGTTGATGCCCGATGGGAGAACGATTATCGTATCTGACGGCGTGATTACCGAGATTCGTGAAGCTGTCCCTGATGGAGGCGAAGATGTGGAAGCACTTAAAGCTGAGATTGCTCGACTTACAGCGGAGCTGGAATCAGAAAGAGCGAAGGGAAAAAGCGACGAGGAGTCTGCTATTCTAGCCCAAGTTAAAGCGGCAGGGGGCAAACAATGGCTTGACAGAGTGACGACTAGCAATTATGTGCCACCTAAACCAAATCTGGCTAGAAAGAAAGAGCAGGTAGCAGAGGAAAACGTCCTTGAAAAGGAATTAAGGGAGAGGAAAGAGAGAGCGAAAGCCCATGAGGCTGAAAAGCGAAAAAGGAAATAGGTAATATTAAGAGATTGTTTAGGTTATTATGGGAACTTTTAAAGATTTGACCCCTGATAATGGGGCGATAAAAACGTTGCAGGAGTTAATTCCGATGACAACGTTCAAGGACGAAAGCCTTGAAGCGCTATTTACATTGATGACTAGTGCGAGAAACGGGAAGAAATTAGGGTTCATAGGAGATATGGAAGATGTCGGAACGAAACTGACCAACCGTTGTAATCCTACTTATGTATCTGCTTCCATTGATGCGAACGAAAAAGAGTGGGAATTGGGAGAATGGGAAATACCCTTAAAGCTCTGTTATGACGATATTATGGGTACAGTAGCCGAATATACGCTGAAAACAGGCACGGATAAGGGCGACATGACCTCTATCGAATATATGAATGTTGTCTATCGACCTGCGTTGGAAAAGGCCATGATAAATATGATGTGGCGGTTAATTTGGTTCGGCGACAAGGACGCAAAGAATATAACCGAAGGAAGCGGTCAGATAACAGACGGGGTTAATACTAACTTGTTTACAGTTGCCGATGGATTCTGGAAGCGATTGTTTGCAATAATTACAGATAATGAATCTCAGAAAACAGCAATTGCGGCAAATTCGCAAACAACGGCAGCCCTTCAAAAATCGAAATTATTAGAATCCGGTGTTGCAACGGGCATAGTAGACTCCATGTTGATGGAAGCAGACCCAAGAATTTCTACCCTTGATGGGGCGGCTATTTTTATGACAAAATCATTGGCAGACGCATTGACGCAAGATGTGAAGAAGACTTACAGCACGATAATGCCGTGGGAAGTTATCTTCGATGGTGTTCAAATGGCGCAATACAATGGTGTTCCTATTTATTCCGTATCGATTTGGGATAGAATGATTCAAAAATATCAAAATGATAAGACGAAGTTGAACATTCCTCACCGAGCTGTTTACACTTCGCCGAAGAATTTACTTGTGGGGGCTCCCGGAGAATTGATTTCAGATTTGGATATTTTCTTCAATCGTGAAAAACGACAAACTCAAATTTATTCGACAGGAGACCTCGGTACTTTAATCGCAGAAGATGAGTTAGTTCAAGTAGCATGCTAAATAATTTTTTAAGAAAGGAAAATGAAATGGCAACAGACTGTGTTAGTTTGATTTCGGCAGGAATAGTTCCAAACTGTAACGATCCTATTACAAAGGGGTATGAGCACAAAGGAATAATTATTAACTGGGACGACATCGATTTTACGGCCACCACCTTTTCTGGTGCGAATACGATTTCCGACCTTGTTCTAAAAGACGGGAAAAAGGCCTATGAAATCGTTCAAAGAGGAAATACGCCATATACAGGATCTACCTCTGAACTGGCCGTTGGAACAATTTCCAATACGGTAACTAAAAATGTCCAATTTACGATATTGAACAAAGGTCCCAAGATTGCTGAAACAGTGATAGACCCCTTGTTCAATGGTAAGTATGTCGTGATTCTCGAAAACACATGGAAGAATCTTAGTGCCACACAAGGTGCGAAGGGAGACAGTTCCTTTGAAGTTTTCGGTATCAAACAAGGCATGTTCGCAACGGCAGCGACTCGTGACCCGTATAGCTCGGATACACAAGGTGGCTGGCAGGTTACCATGACTGAAACTGAAAGCCCTGTGGCAGAAGTTTATTTGTTCAAGACCAGTTATGAAGCGACGCTGGCGATGATTAATTCGTTGGTTAATCCTTCTTAAAGTCTATGACCTATGAAGAAGCGATGAAATTATCCTCCGAGTTGATAGGGAGAATAAACTCCCTATCGCAGGAGGATCATCGAACGATCGAGAAACTCTATAAAGAATCCTTGAAAAAAGAAGTTCGGAAATGTAACTGCAAGGACAAGCATAGAGACGCATTGATTGAAACATTCACTTATTTAAAAAGGAACAAGAAGATGAAAGAGAAATCGAAATTTGTATTAAAACCCGGAGCTGTGATTCAAGTGTTCGGTGATCCACGTGTTTACACGAATGAGAACCTTACCGATGATATAGCCAAAGAATATCTGACCAATAACCCCGGCTTGCGAACCATGTTTTCTGTAATCCCTGACGAGTTCTATGAATCTAAAAGCCGTAAAGGAGCCTCAAAAGAGGATTAACACGAATTATCTGAGTAGCCTGAATATACAGAGCTATGGTGAAGATAATTTGTATCCCAATAAATTAGCCGAGGTGGTAGCATCGTCGTCTATCGCCTCCGGCTGTTTGTCTCGCTATGCAGATTTCATAGAAGGGAATGGATTTAACTCTCAAATAATTTCAGACTACAAAATCAACAAAAGCGGAGATACACTAGATGACTTGTTGGGATTGTTAGCAAATGATCTTGCAAAGTTCGGAGGTTTTGCAATACATGCCAATTATGACGTATTAGGAAAGATTCGCAACATTCATCATATCCCCTTCATTACAACGAGACTTAAAGAGCCAAACGATTACGGTAAAGTGACAGAAATAGCCATTCACCCTAACTGGACGGGTGATGAGACTAGGAATGGGAAACGAGTTCGAGTCAACAAGTCGAACATTAGTTTCATTCATGTTTTCGATCCCAATTCTGCAATTACCGAAATTGAAGAGGTTGGGATAAATGATTATAAGGGGCAGGTGTTATGGTATTCGAGGAATGGCAACATGGTTTACCCTCTTCCGGTGTATGACCCTGTTATCACGGATATGAGTACAGATGAAGGACTTGCCAATGTACGTTATCGCAACGCCCGGAATAACTTCTTGCCGAGCGGGGCATTGATTACAAGGAAAGGAACAGATATTCAAGAGAATTATTTTGACGATGAAAGGAGATCTTACGGACATGAGAGTTACGAAAGTGAATATTCTCCTGTGTTGAAAAACTTGCAGGGAGACTTTAATGCCTGCAAGATAGTAGAGATAGAGATAGGAGCTGACGAGCAATCTCCTGAATTTATAAGTTTGTCGACCAACAATTATGATAAGGAATTTACCGTAACGGCGGATAGCATAATAGATAATATCTATTCAGCATTCAACCAAGAAGCATTTTTGGCAATAAGAAAAGGAAAGCTCGGCTTCTCTGGTGATATATTGGCTGACGCTTATTCCTACTATTCGGGTAAGGTAACCAAAGAGCAGAGGGCAATATCGAGAGCCTTGTTATCTATATTCAAGAATTGGTATGAACAACCATTCGGAGAACTCACGTCTGATACTTTTAAAATACAATCGATGTTGTATGGCAGCACTAATAACACCAACTGATATATCGACATTGGCAAGGCCTTGCTATGCAGATAAGGAAATTGCAAATAAAGCGATAGACGAGGCGATAGATATAGACATTCGCTATCTAGTAGGAGATACTCTATTTCAGAAGATAATGCAGAGTAAAGATACAATATTACTAAATGGAGGTTTGCATAAATCGAAGAAAGGAGAAGATCGCATTATCGGAGGGTTGAAGAAGGCTGTTGCCTATCTGGCCTATTCACGTGTCGTAAAATTCGGTAATAGCTTGCCGACGAGGTTTGGAACTATGAATAACAACGATGCCTATTCTTCGCATACAGAATTAAAGGAACGACAAATGATAGCCGATGATACTTATTCTATCGGATTGAAATATATAGAGGAAGTATTGTACTATATTAATGATTCGGAAGAATGCTGTATCTGCAAAAAGCCAATAAGCAGGCGTAGCATATTTAAGATTATAGGAGATTGATCGATGAGTGAAAAAGAGCCCGTAGTGAAATACTCGTGGGAGGATATTAAGTTTACCATTGGCTTTGAGGACAAGAACGGGAGCCCGATCGATGCCGAGACGAAGAAGTTTAAGTTCATCTACAAGGACGAGGCCGGTTGTTGTTGCGAAGTGAGCTACGACGGAAAGACACGTAAAAACTGTGTGTTCCGTGACGGCGTGCTGTACGGCATATTCAATTCCGGGACTTTCCGCTATGGCTTGCTCACGGTCGAGAGGCACTACTGGATAGAGGATGCCGATTTCGATGACGGCAAATGGGACTATGGCGATGTTTACAAAACCAATATAATCATCAAGTGATATGGCAGATAGTGATTGCATAATCGTTCATGAGCAGGTGGTAGTGCCCGATGCCGCCGTGGTGGAGGAAATGGTTGCCCTGCCCGGTGAAAAAGGTGACAAGGGAGACCCTTTTACCTACGACGATTTTACGCCGGAGCAAATCGCCGAGCTTCAACGCCCTGCGACAGAGGCGGCGGCAGTCGCCAATCAAGCGGCTGAAAATGCCAATAAAGCAACCTCGGATATAAAGGTTCTCAGCGACAGGTTGACGGCAGAAGAAGCGAAACGGGAATCTGCTGAAAGCGGCCGTGCCTCGGCGGAGAGTGAGAGAGCCGAAGCGGAAGTTCTAAGAGAGACGAGTTTTTCCCAAATGCAAACTACGCTCGAAGGACTTATTTCCGATACAAACACAGCCACATCGAACGCCAACACAGCGGCGGGAAAAGCGGAGAATGCCGCAACGGAAGCGAACAACTCGGCAACTCTCGCTAATGCGGCAGCTGATAAAGCAAACCAGGCGGCGGAGAGTGTGGACGGTAAATATTTTCAAGATAATATCTTTATACCTTTCTATAAATGTTCATTTACAAATGGACATTTAGATACAGAATTTGCAATCCCTATAAATGGTGACTTGGAAGATTTGTTTGTTATTTCTTTTTATAATATTGCTAGTTCGTGGATTAAGCGCGTTAAAAAAGGGAATACAATATGGGAAATTAAACAAAACATTTATATAGGTAGAGAATATCGTCGTACGATAAACAATGATGTATTATTCTATGAAGGATATGCATTTGTTAGGGGACGTATAACAGGACTTGCTAAAATAGATTTAAATGATGGTAGTTTAGAGTTCAATAAAGATGTTATAACTGAATATGAAAATATAAGTCTATACAACAATTATATAGTTGCTACTGGTGAAAAAAAAATTTTAATTATCGAACCGATCAATTTTGCTGTATATAAACAAATAGACATTGATTCATCTACTTATAGCATAACCTCTTATAATGATAGAGTTTTAATTTCAGCAGGGAAAAAACTTTATATTATAAAAGATGTTGATTCAGAGATTCATATAATAGAAGGGGAAAGTATTATTTCATCTTTTTACATTAAATATCTTATTAATAATGATATAGATTGCTATTTGTTGTATGATAAAGGAGATACGAGATTAGTTGCAGAAGATAACAGCTTTGATGTAAAATCATCTGATGAATGTTTTAATGCAGTGGGATTCAATCCATTATATTCACTAAATTACAAAAATTATGCTGGTAATGCAATTATTTTTATAATATGTAACATTGGGTATCTTACATTGAAAGGGTTTATTGGTAGCATTTCACTTCTCTGCAAGAATAATGACTGCCCCACGTACAGTAGATTGGAAGAAATCAGTAAATATTTTCTAGAAGACGGTTATGTAAGAAGAATTGGAGATATTATGTATAAAGTAAAAGTAGGTTATGATACAAATTAAATTAGACGGTGTAAAAGTCGAAACCATCTATTATGGAAAATATAAAAAGGAGAGATGGATAGAGGTAGAATCTATCCCATCTCCCGAAGAGATACCCGGAAAAATACCCGTGATGTATTACCGGAACGGGGCGATAGTCTATGAGTACGAGGCCGCACCGGAAGCGACGGAGGACGGCACGGAAACATCTCCCGTACCAATGGACTACGGAGAAACGGTAAACGGATTGATACGTCGGAAATATACCTTGTCGGAGGAGTTGGCGATACTTCGGCAAAGAGATACGAAAGCAGAGGAGTTCGAGGCTTATAACGCCTATGCTGAATCCTGCAAAGGAGA